GGAACGGCGGATCCGGCCGGGGCCCAGAAGAGAAACCCCGGGTCTCGCATGATGGCTGGCAGTGCCGTAGTGGGCATGGGGTCATCTACCTTCCGAGCACTTGATAAGCGGCGTTCTGCACCGCATGGCTACGTTGCAGGGCCATGTACGCATGAGCGGTGTCCCAGGAGATGTGAACCTCCCAGCCGGTTGGGCCGGAGGTCGCCTCGCCGTGGATGCTGGCGGCCCCCCGTCCGGTCTTGCGGGGTGCGGTCACCCGGGCGAGCGCGGTCACCTGCGAGGCGTGGCCGGCCAGCGACGCGCGGAACCACTCGGAGCTGAGCAGTTCCTGGATCTCCGCCTCGTGCAGGGTTACGGTCGCGTCGGCCATCAGACGTACCCCTCGCAGACGATCTGCAGCAGCACCTGCGAGGTGGTCGACGGCTCGGGCCCGGGGCTCAGTACGGGCTGACCGGCGTCGCCGAGCGCCACGCCGACCGTGGTCAACGCGCCGGTCAGCTTCGGGTTGGCGGACAGGTCGCCAACGATCTGGTCGGCGAGGTTCTCGACGGCCACGTCGCAGCCGCGCACGTCGTCGCCCGGCTGGTTGCAGCGGATCCAGATGTCGATGGTCGCGGTTTCCTGGGCGAGCACCCCGGTCTCGGCGACCGCGTCGTCCTGGGTGAAACGCAGCGCCCCGCCATAGACGCACAGCCGCTGCGGGTCGCCGGGGAAGGCGTAGGCGACCTGTACCGTGTCGCTGCTCAGCAGGGTGTCGATGCGGTCGACCAGCGCCCGCTTGGCGGCCCACGCGAGGATGTTGGTGCTCATAGCGCGATCCACCTGCCCGCCCTGATCCAGCCGTGGTCACCGCATGAGCACATGACGCTCGGCAGCATCGACAGTGGCTCCCAGGAGTCGACGACCCACTTCGGGGCGTCCGGCCGGATCCGGTCCTGGACCGCGCCGGTGAACGTGAGTGAGCCGACGCAGCGCACCCCGGTCTGCCGGTTGCGGTGCTCGACGGTCGCGCCGAAGCGCTCGCAGTCCGGAACCTCGTCGTACTGCGGGTTGAGCCGGCGGTCCGGCTTCCACGAGTGGAAGAACAGCCGGTGGCCGTCGCCGAGGTCCAGCCCCCGCAGGGCCTGCGCGTCTGCGGTCATCCGAAGCTCGGCACGGGACGGGAGTGACGCGCATAGCAGGCGTCCACCTCGGGGATACCGGTGCGGTCCTCGCTCGGGCTGGCCAGGATGACGACGCCGGTCTCCGTGGTGGCGATCCGCTCGGCGCGGTCCGGCAGCGCGCTGCTCGGCTGGAGCACCAGGGACTTGAACCGGATCTTCGCGCCGCGCACCAGGTCCGGCGGCGGGTAGTCCAACCCGTGCTCGTATTCGACGATCATGTTCCGGCGGCCCATCGGCCAGACCGAGCCCCACCAGTACCCCGTGGTGGGCCAGGAGATGCCTGCGTCGAGCCGGAGCACCCCGTCGTCCCCGGCGATCACGTTGGCGAGCTGAGTGCTGGTCATCGGCAGGTAGGCGCCGCCCGGGACGCTGCGCACCGAGATCGAGCGGATCGCGCGGATCCACGGCCAGCGCAGCCGGGTGAAGGACTGGCCGAGCCCGTCGACCACCTCGCGCGCGAACCGGGGCACGAACGCCTGCCCGCAGATCCGCTCGCACTCGTCCTCGGTCTCCAGCCGACGGGCCAGCAGTGACGACGTCGGATACTTCGAGGTCGAGGCAAGCGCGGTGTCCACGCCGCGGCCCTCGGCGAGGGAGAACAGGTAGCCGCCGGCGACCTGGATGTGATCGGCGTCCAGCACGATCGCGTCCCCGGCGACGGTCGCCGTCCAGGTGGCAATCACCTCGTCGAGCACGTCGAGCCCGCCGAACGTATAGCTGTACTGCTGATTGGCGTCCGGCCCGGCCGCGGCCCCGGACTCCACGGCCGTGCCGTCCAGCCGAGTGACCGCCACGGTGACCCCGCCGGTCGCCGGGGTGACGGCCTCGTCCAGGTAGAACGTGCGGGTCAGGGTGGTCTTGGCGGTGCGCAGGGTACGAATCAACGCCATGCGATCACCCCAACGCCACGGTGATGGTGCTGGTCACGTTGGTGTTGGCGCTGACCGTGACGCGCACGAACCGCCAGGCGGCGGCCGGGTCGACGATCCTGGTCGTGGTGGTCGCCGTGGTGATGGTGAAGGTGGCCGTGCTGAACACGGTCGGGGTGCCGGAGTCCGCCGAGCTGAGCGGGTTCCAGGTCGACCCGTCCAGCGATCCTTCAAGCTGGTAGGTGGCGGTCGGGGTGGCGCCGATCGTGGTGACGATCGCGACCTGGACGACAGACCCGGTCGGGGTCGCCGAGACGGCCCGGTCCAGCACGTTGGTGGTGACGCCGTTGCCGGTGACCCCGGTCGCCAGCGTCGCCGACTCCTGGATCTCCACGCCGGCGGCGTGGGCTACCTGCTGGGCAAAGACGGCGGCGGTGCCGACCCCGCCGCCGTCCATCCAGATGTCGAGCGCGCGCATGGCGGCCTGTGAGGTCCCGCTCGGCAGGGTGACCCCGTAGGTGGTGCCCTTCGCCGCCCACTTCTGGCTGTTGACCTGGGCTACGTTGTTCCACGCGCCACCGGCCGGCCACGGACGTACCTGAGTGGTCGTCGTCGCGGTCGTCAGTGTCGCCATGGATCCCTCACTCAGGTTTTGGTGTGCCCGGTGGTGCTCCGGCCTTCGGGTGCGGTGTCGCGACGCTTGTTCGCCGAACGCTCTTCGGCGGCCCGCTCGGCTGCCTCGCGCTCGCGGTCGTCGGCCCATCCCTGCGCCACGCCGAGCGCAGCGTCGAAGTTGCCCGCCCCGCTGGCCCGTCGCGTCGCGTCCATGTGCTTGGCCAGCGCATGCGCGCGGGCCTCGGGTGCGTCGGTCGGATCGTTGAACGGGTCGCGGCTCTGCCCCGGGGTCTTCTCCGGGATCGGGTGCCGCTCCGGGTGCTCAGGGTCGACGCCGGTCTCCGTGACGGGGTTGTCCATCACGTTCGGGTCGTCCTTGAGCAGCTTCTTCGCGGCGATGTCCGCCCGCTCCGGCTGCGCCACGGACTGCGCGGCGATGTCCGGCGAATCCTCGGTCGCGGTGACCTGGTCCACCGGACCCTTGTCGGGGTTCTGGTTGTCGTGCGCGATGGTCTGCTTTGCCACGCTGGCCTTGACCGGTGCGGTCGACTTGCTGTCGGTGGCCTTGCTGTCTGATGCCATGCGGACTGCCCTCTCATTCGGGGGATTGACCTCCCGGCCGGCACCCTCATACCGGCCGGGAGGAGCGCAACTCAGCCGCCGCTGAAGGTCGGCGGAACGAGGCCAGCGCCGTTGATGTTGACGATCGCACCAGGGAACCGGCGGAAGGTGTACGCGAAGTAGCCGTAAAGCACCAGCAGCACGCCGAGGTTGGCCGCGGCCGGCTGCTCTGCCCGGATGAAGACGGGCGCGTCCGGGTCCTCCCACAGGTGGCATTCCTGCGTCGGGACCACGTAGATCTGGTCCTGCGTGCCGCCGGTGAGGGCCGCCGCGAGCGCTGTGGTGGTGATGTTGGCGTCGACGCACACGCCGAGCCCGTTGGCCAGCCGGCCGCGCAATCCCTTCGCGTAGCCCTGGCCCTCAGTGACCCCGGTCGCCTGGACCGGGGGCGCGCCGGCGAAGTTGCCGGCGATCATCGGCCACGAGGCGCTGACCGCGGAGAGCAGGGAGTACCAGCGGCGCGGGTGCATGACCACGAGGTCCGGCTGAGCCCAGCCGAGCAGCACGCTTTCCACGGTCGACGCGGCACCGATGACGTTGGAGTAGGTGCCCGGCGAGTTGGGCGGCGCGGTCGTGAACGACTGCGTGACACCCTGCGCGGCCAGGCCGGTCGTGGCCTGGTTGATCAGCGTGCTGTCCAGCGTGGTGGCGTAGCGGCGGAAGAGGTCGTCCATGATGACGTCCTCGACCCCGGTGCCCCGGTCGATGGCCTGCCGCGACATGGTCTGCTGGCCCGACGCGGTCTGCACGTTCTCCGTCAGCAGGGTGTCGTCGATCGACGTCGCCGACGCGGCCACGAGCTCGGTGGCCTGCAAGCCCACCGACGTACCGGTGGTGATCAGCGAAATGTTGATGGTCATGCCGTTGGTGGGCAGGTCGTGATGATTGCACTGGTCGGCAAACGGACGCAGCGCGGCCACCTTCGGCGCGTACATGTCGGTGAGGTACTGCGGCACGGTCAGGCCGGCGAAGGCGCCGGTGTTCGCGTCGCCGGCGGCGCGCTGGAGGTACTGCCCGCGCTCGACGCGCTCCTCCTGCATGTGCCGGCTGAGGCGCTGCTCGGCCTCCAGGGAGCGGTAGAGGAACTGCTGCGTGACGTCGCGGATGAACGCGGCGCCGCTGCGGTCCGAGCGCGGGTTGTAGGTGCGTTCCTCCTGGCCCACGCGGGCGACCCGGTCGTACGCGGGGCGGGTGCTCGCCGCGGTCGACGGGTCGGCCTTGCGCTCCATGAGCGACAGGTCGGTGTCGGCCTCCACCCGCTGCACGGCCTTCGCGCGCTCCAACTTGTGGCGGATGCCTTCGAGATCGACGTCGGCGCGGCTGCGGGTCTTCATGGCAGCTTCGACGTCGGCGTCCTCGTCAGCGGTGAGGTTGGCTCGGCCCTCGTGCTTGGCCCTCGCCAGGATCGTCTTGACCTCGGCCACGGCGCGTTCGCGCTGCTTCTTGGCCTGGTCTTCCTCGACCTCGATCGACATGATGAGGTCTTCGATGGTCGGCGCCATGGTCATCCTTCGGTAGCAGGGAAAATCACCTGCTCCGCGCTGCCACTGTGCGCTACCGGTCTGACCTCCGGCGTGTGCTCCCGTATGCCGATGCCGGTATGAGTGCCGGGCGTCGTCCGCGTAAGCCTTACGTGCCCATCTCGCCGACCATCGGGTCTGACTACCCGGCTCCCAGGTCTGACTGCCTGGTCACTCGTCGCCCAGCAGGGCCTCTACCTGGGTGATCCTACGCCCCGCCGGAACGGGGGCCCTGGTGATCGTCGCCGGCGGGGCCGGCTCGGCCGGCACGGTGGTGGGCTCGG